CTGATACTTTTTTCGGTCCAACAGCGCCTTCTTACGGAACTCCAGGTCCCGTTGGTTCATCAAGGTATTTTTCTGGAGGAGGTGGAGGTGGAAGACACGCTAACTCAGGACCAAATCCATCAGGCGGTGCAGGTGGTGGAGGCAGAGGAGGAGTTGGTGGTTCTCTTGGCACTACAGGAGGAACAATAAACACTGGAGGTGGTTCAGGAGGTGCTGGTGCTAATGAACCAATGCCAGGAGGACCAGGCGGATCAGGAATTGTAGCAATAAGATACAAATTTCAATAAAAACATATGGCACATTTTGCAAAAATAGGATTAAATAGTAAAGTAATACTGGTAGTAAGAGTACCAGATGAAAATATATTAAATGCTGATGGTATTGCTGATGAAAAAAATGGTATTTCATTTTTGGAAAGAACACACGGTTGGCCTATTTGGGTTCAATGTTCTATTAACACCTCAAATAATAAACATTATCAAACTAACAAAGATGGTACAAGAATTTTAAGTGATACACAAGAAAAAGCATTTAGAGGAAATTTTCCTGCTGTAGGTGATATTTGGGACGATACCAGAAAAATATTTTATGTACCTAAAAAATTTGATAGTATGATTTGGAATGATAGTAAATGTACTTTTGAATATTGTGTAAAAAGACCTGATAATAATTCTTTTTTAAACAGCTATCCAAATAAATATATTCATTTAGATTGGGACGAAACTGAAACTACTTGGAAAGGTAAATCAGAATTAAGTGAAATATATGTTTGGGATAAATTAAATAAGGTTTGGAATTTGAAGTGATAAATAGTTATATTATTTTGTTAAATGAAAAATGGAAAAAATTAAGCTAAGTGAAGATTTTTTAATTTTTGATATAATACCTTATAAATTAAAAATTGAAAATAAAGAATACTTAAATCACATACAAAAATCATTTACTGATAATAATTTTTTAAGTAATAATTTATATCATTATACTTCAATTTTTAAAAAGCTAAATCATCATCATTTTAATAATTGGTTACTTGAATATATACAACAACACATTTTTCTTTTTTATCAATTGAAAACCACTGTACATAATTTAAATTGTACTATTTTAAATAAAAAAACTTCCACATTTTCTTTTCATCAAGCTAATAAGTATAACTTTAACAATACTTGCGATTATTCATTATATTATGTTGCTGATTGTGATGATGAAAATACTGAAATTGTTATCACTTATGATAATCATAAATGGACCGATATGAAACAAATTGTACCTTTAGTTTGCAAAAAATTTTTATTATTTAACTCTTATCTACAACATTATATTAATAATAAAAGTGATAAAAAGGAAGTTGTTTTGATAAACTTTGAAATGGTAGATACAAAAATATATTAATTTATGAATTTAAAAAATTATTATTATTATTTCACTGGTGTTTTAAGTGAAAAATTTTGCAATGAAGTTTTGTTATATGGTAAAAGTTTTGAACCTGAAATGGCTGTAACTGGTATCGTTAAAAATGCTACTAATATAAAAAATAAATTAGATAAAAAAGATGTAAAAAATATTCAAAAAAAAAGAAAATCAGATGTGGTTTGGATGAATGATAAATGGATTTATAAAGAAATCCATCCTTATATAGACGAAGCTAATAAATTAGCAGGTTGGAATTTTGATTGGGATTGGTCAGAATCTTGTCAATTTACAAAATATGGAGTAGGTCAATATTATGGATGGCATTGCGATAGTTGGCCTGAACCGTATCAAAAACCAAAAAATATTGATGGTACATATCCACCAGATCACAATAAAATTAGAAAATTGTCAGTTACAATATCTTTATCAGATCCTAATGAGTATAAGGGCGGTAATTTACAATTTGATTTTAGAAATTCAATGGATACTGAATGGCAAAAAGGTAAAACAATAAAAGAGTGTGTTGAAATAAGACCTCGTGGTTCTATAATTGTTTTTCCAAGCTTTGTATGGCATAGAGTAACACCAGTAACAAAAGGCACCAGATATTCTTTAGTAATATGGAATTTAGGATATTCATTTAGATAAAATATTATATGAAAAAAATTATTATAGTTGGTGGAGGTTCTGCTGGTTGGATGACAGCAGCCACTTTAATAAAACAATTTCCTAAAAAAGATATAACTCTTATAGAATCTCCTAATATATCAACAGTAGGTGTGGGCGAAAGCACTATTGGAGGAATTCGTTTATGGTCTAATTGGTTAGGAATAGATGATAAAAAATTTTTAAAACACACGGATGGCAGTTATAAATTAAGTATAAAGTTTACAGATTTTTATAAAAAAGGAGAGTCTTTTCATTATCCATTTGGGTTGCCTTTTTTAGAAGGTAATAAAGCAAAATTAAATGATTGGTATTTTAAAAAGTTTTTATATCCTGAAACTCCTGTTTCCGATTATGCTGATTGTCATTATCCTCAAATGGCATTGGTTAATGCTAATAAATGTTTTTATAATGAAAAAAATGAAATACCTTTTAATTTTTATAGAGATACTGCTTTTCATTTTGATGCCACCAAATTTGGCATATGGTTAAAAGAAAATTATTGTATACCTAAGGGGGTTAAATATATTAAAGAAGAAATAGTATCAATAGAGCAAGATGAAACTGGTATTAAATCCTTAAATAATAAGCATACAGCAGATTTATTTATTGATTGTACAGGTTTTAAATCATTATTGTTAAATGAAAGGTTAAAAGAACCTTTTGAATCTTATTCAGATATGTTACCTAACAATTCTGCTTGGGCTACAAGAATACCTTATACAAACAAAGAAAAACAACTTGTAAGTTATACGAATTGTACAGCAGTAAGAAATGGTTGGGTTTGGAACATACCATTATGGAGTAGAATCGGCACCGGTTATGTTTATTCGGATAAATTTGTAACTGATGAAGATGCTTTAAAAGAGTTTCAACAATATCTAGGTACAGATGAATTGGAATTTAAAAATATTAAAATGAGAGTAGGAATACATAATAGATTGTGGGTTAAAAATGTTGTTGCTATAGGATTATCTGCTGGTTTTATAGAACCGTTAGAAAGTAATGGCTTGTTTTCAGTACACGAATTTTTAATGTTATTGATAAGAAATCTACAAAGAGATAGAGTATCACAGTGGGATAGAGACAACTTTACTTATCAAGCAAAATTATTATTTAGGAATTTTGCTGAGTTTGTTGGACTGCACTATGCTTTATCGCATAGAAATGATACTGAATATTGGAAAAACAATTTAAACAAAACTTGGGAAGAAAAACTTATTAATTTGCAACCTACTTTTTTAAAAGGATTTCAAAATGCTGCTATGACAAGAAATTTTGATTATCATTTTTATGAAGATAGTGGTTTACAATGTATAGCCGCAGGTATGAATTGGTCGCCAACAGATTTAACTACTATATTATATACAAATGGTAAAACTAAACAACAATTTAAAGATGAAAATGCTATTTATATAGAGAGACTAAATAAAAGAAGAAATGATTGGAACAAAATAATAGAAAGTAAACAAAGTCTTTATGATTTTTTGCAAACAAATATATATAATTAAAAAAGGAAAACAATTATGAGTTTTAAAAAAGATAATTTTTTAGTCATTGAAAAAGCAATTGAACCAAAGGTGGCCGAATTTATTTATAATTATTTTTTAATGAAAAGACAAGTAGCAAGAACATTTTTTGATACAAAATATATTTCTCCTTTTACTACCGAGTGGGGTGTGTGGAATGATGAACAAGTACCAAACACATATTCGCATTATGGTGATATTGTTATGGAAACTTTATTGTTGGCCGTTCAACCAATAATGGAAAAACAAACTGAAATTAAATTAACACCAACATATGCTTATGCACGTATCTATAAAAAAGGTGATATACTTCATAGACACAAAGATCGTTTTAGTTGTGAAATATCTACAACATTAAATCTTGGTGGTGATAAATGGCCTATCTTTATAGAAAAAGACCCTAAAAAAGGTGAAATAAAAAACAATATGTATGTAAGTGATAATACAAAAGGAACAAAAGTCTTATTAAAACCAGGAGATATGTTAGTTTATAAAGGTAATCTTTGTGAACATTGGCGAGATGTTTTTGAAGGTACAGATTGTGCTCAAGTTTTTCTACATTATAATAATCAAGCAACTAAAGGTTCTAGTGATAACATTTTTGATGGCCGTCCTCATTTAGGATTACCAAGTTGGTTTAAAGGTTTTAAATTATAAAATGATTAAATGTATTGAAAATTTTATGAACAATGAAATATTTGAAAATATTTTAAAAACCATTAATACATCTGAAAGTTTTCCTTGGTTTGCTTATGAAAAAGCAAATAGTAATTCAAAGTTTGGAGAATATCATTTTATGCACCATTTAATATTTGAAGGCAAAATAATGTCAAATCACAAATTTATAATAGATGAAATATCAAAAAATATAGCTCGTTATTATAGAAAAAATATATTAATAGTTAGGGCTAGAATTAACTTATTTACATTACAAGATAAACAAAAAGGTTTAGGTTTTCATAAAGACATTGAAGATAGTAATGATTTTAAAACTTTAATATTATATTTAGAAAATAGTAATGGAATGACAGAATTTAAAAATGGTAAAAAAATTAAAAGTGTAAAAAATAGAGCTTTAGTATTTGATTCTCATTTAGAACATCAGACTGTAACGCAAACTGACGTAACTTTTAGAAAAAATATTAATATTAATTTTAAGGTAGAAAATGAATAATGGTTATGATTATTGGCATTTACCAAATTGTCTTAATGAAAATGAGATTAAAGATATTAATTATGTCATAGAAAAAAAATTTGAAAAACATGAAAATATTGAAGATGCTGATTATAAAAACCTTAAAAATTTAAGCACTAAACAAATTAGATGGATTGATGTTAAAGAAAAATTAAATAAAATTGTTGAATATTATCATTGTGTTAATGAAGAACATTTTGGATTTGATTTATATTCTATGAATGATTATTCTTATATAAATTATAATATATACAATGCTAATAAAAAAAATGAATATAAATGGCATAACGATATAGCATTAGTTACACAGTCTTTTGATATTAAGTTAACAATATTGATAAACGTATCTGAGGAAAAATATACAGGAGGAAATTTTCAATTATTTACTTCTACTATAAAAGACATTGTAGAGCTCGATTGTCCAGGAAATTCAATAATGTTTAAATCTTTTAATTATCATAGAGTTTTACCTGTTGAAAAAGGTATACGAAAAACATTGGCAATATTTTTAATAGGACCAAAAATAAAATGAGTTTTAAAATTATTGATAATTTTTTAAGTAAAACTTATTACAATCAAATT